TTTCAGATATCCAAAGCCGATGTTGATGTGCTTTACAAGACTTACGATAATACTGTAGGATTGCACCATGTAATTATGGATTGCACTTTGGACATTCCAGCTTAATAAGATAGAATTAACTTAACTTTAATTAAAAGGAATCAAAATGGCTCTCCCAAATACAATTCTCCCAGGATTCTCAGCATCGCTATGGTGTCAAACTGCTTCTACACCTACACCTTTAACACCTACTCAATTATCAACTTGGACAGCAGAAGTTGCTGGTATTGTTGGCACAGTTGCTAATGGTACTGGTGGCTCTGGAACTCAGTTAAATGTCGAAGCGATCCCTAAATTTGGACAAGATGATGCTTCCGCTTCCTTTATGGTTGCTGGTAGTCGTCAATCAGATCAAATCCCTACGCAAAGCAAGCCAACTTCAATGACTATTGTTGCTCCTTGGAATCCAAGTGATGCTGGTCTATTGTTAATGCGTGCTGATGCTTATAGCGGTGTAATTGACCGCACATTCGTAGTAGCAGCTACATCTGGTGCTAATACGGTTGCATATGCTTTTAATGGTCGTGTTGCAGAATTTACTATTGATGCGGCTCCAGGCAAAGAAGCAACTTGCACATTTAGCGTTCATCCTCGTGGTAATCAATATGGTTGGTCAAACAACACTTAATATTATGAAAATTCAATTTGCTAATGGAAATACTTATGATGTGGCAGATGTTGATGAAGCTATCGCAAAATGCCTAGCGGATGGTAATGATCCATTTAATCCTTTGGTTTTAGAAGCTAATCCTGTATATGTAACACAAGATACTACAGAACCAAAAGATGAAGATAGAGAGTAATACCGATCTATTAAGTTACTTATTAAACCAAGCCAATTCAGGGGTAAAGAATTGGTTTGGTTTTACCCAACAACGCATTGCTGGCATTCATATTGCTTATGAAATTGCTAAAAACCATGCGGACAAAATGTCCCCTGAAGAAATTGTAGAATATGTCACTCGTTTAAATAATGCTATATATCAACGAATGATAAAGGCAAGCGATGGCACAAACTAATGTAACATTTAAGTTGCAAGGATACAAAGAATTTGAGGAGCTAATGCTTCAAATTCAAGGAGATTTTGGTGTTAAAGATGCCAATAACATTCTGAAAACAGCCGTGAAATCGGCTATGGTTCCAGTTCTGATGATGGCTAAAGCCCTTGCACCTAAAGATACTGGTGCTTTAGCGGCTTCATTAAGAATCGAAGCTAGAGCACCTAATCATAGAGATTTAAATTCACGATATGTTTTGGTTACAGATACCGTTATTGGCACAGTAACAACAGCACCGGGCAATGTTTTGGCAAGAACAAAGTTTTTAAACTTAAAACACCAAGTAAAATTAAAAAAAGGTAGTAAAAATTGGACTGTAAAGCAAGTCGGCATACAATCTGATGCTAGGGCTAATGTGCAAGAATTTGGTGTGGAATTTGGTAGTCATGCTATGCCAGCACAGCCCTATATGAGACCAGCCTTACAATCACAAGGAGTAGTAGCGGTAAATATGCTTGGGCAGACACTTGGTCAAGCATTAGAAAAATACAAGGCAAAACAATCTAGGAAACCAATATGAGCAATTTCGCAAACGCATTAGGCAAGTCATTTAATAAGGATGCTATACGCATCCGTTCTTTTGAATTGGGTGGTCATACTTTTAAAGTAAGAATCCCATTAACTTCTGATTTTGATGCAATGCAAGAACGCATTAAAGTCTTAGACGAAGCCAAACAAGAGAAGTATTATGCCGATCTTTCAAAACCATTTTTGGATAACAAGGAAGATTTCTTAAAAGAAGGTGATGTTGAGTTTACGGATACCGATGTAATCCTAAGAGGAACCTCTTTAAGAGAAACTGCTAAACATAAAGTTATTACTGAAAACCGTATTTTAGAGTTATTCAAATTTATCGTTCCTGAAGAGGAGGGGTTTGATATGAATACCATTACATACGAAATGATTGATGAACTATTCCCATTTTCTATACAGTTACAAGTATTAGAAAACATTAATGAAGTTATTTCACCTAGCTATAAAGCAACAAAGGGAAAGTAGTTAGGTCAGTCCCCAGACAAGTTAGAGCTTATTTAACTGCTCATGGAACTGACCCAGACTTAATAGATCAAGAAACTTTCCATGATATTTGCGTTCTTTATAATGACGGAATAATTGGTAATTTTGGACTTTTGCAGATACTAGGCAATTTAACTGCGGGAGTCTATAATTACATGAGAAACTCAGGAGCAAAAGCATATACATTACAGGATGTAATACCTACACCCTATGATTATATGTACCCACCTATTACAGAACAAGATAAAAAGGAGCTGGCAAGTCAGCAATTATTAACTTATATCTTAATGAGCCCTAATGTTCCAAAAACATTAACGGAAAGACAAAATGGCTAATGTAGCAAGACTAGGTGTGGTAATGGGTTTGGATACTGCAGAGTTTTCTGCAGGATTACAAGCCGCTTTTGCAAAACTAGATGACTTCAAAAACAAATTACTAGAGCTTGGTAGTCTCGCTGCTTTTGGGGAAATGATTAACAAATCTATGGAATTTTCGGATTCTATAGTTAAAACTGCTAAAGCAAATGATGTTACTACCGCTTCAGTTTTAGAATTATCTAAAGCCTTAGAAGAAAATGGTGGTTCTGCTGAAGAAACTGGTCGTTTATATGCTGGATTCAATCAAAAAGTTGAAACAGCCGCTTTAGGTAGTGCAAAAGCCCAAGAATCTTTTGCTAGATTAGGTGTATCCCTTAATGATCTTGGTCATTTATCCTCTCAGGATTTATTTGAAAAGACAATTGCTGGTTTAGCAAAAATCAACGATTCGGTCACTAGAAATGGTTTGGCTTTCCAAGTTTTAGGTAGATCAATTCGTGGTGTCGATATTGTTGGTTTAGCACAAACATTGGAAGAAACCAAAGGGAAGATGGATCAATATGCTGAATCCGTCAATCAAGCTCATGCTCTACATCTTCAAATGGAAGCCAGTAGCCGTCAAGTTACCTTAGCTTTTACTGCCGCTTTTATTCCGTCTCTTGATGCCGTAAGGAAAGCATTGGGCGATACTACTAAGGAGGGCGGTGGAGTGGTAGGCATGATTACAGATGTAATTAATGTGCTTGGTGTAATGTTCCGCTATACAACGACTACGATTGTTGGTTTGGTTGATACCTTTAAAGTTGCTGGCCAGATGATTAAGCAAAGTTGGGATGCTATCTGGTCAGGAAGCACCGCCCAATTAGAAAAGACTTATAAGGATTACAACGACAAAATTAAAGCGATGGTAGAGGCAGATGCAAAATTCTCTGAGAATTTGATTAACCCTACCAAAAGCTCATCAAAACCTGAAGATGATCCTGCCGTTCAAAGACAAATAATTGAAGCTAATGCCAAAAAAGTTGATGCCGCTAAAGGTTTAACTGAGCAATATAAGTTACAGGCTGACCTTCAATATGCAATGATTGAGCAACAAAGGCAATTATTAAACCTTACTAAAGATCAAGCGGTTGTTCAGCAAGCGGTTAATAAAGTTATTGATGCAAACCAAAAAGCCATTGATGCCATTGATAAACAAATTTCTGCGGCTGGTCAAGGCTCTGGTGCGGAAACCTTAAAAAGAGAACTTGAAAAGCAAAAAGCGGCTATTTTAGATTTAAGGGATGCAGAAGTTGCTAGAACTAAACAAGGCATTCAAGACACTATTGATTACCAAAGAACATTCTCTTTTGGATGGAGTAAGGCTTGGGCTCAATTTAAAGAAGATGCTAACAATAATGCCAAAATAACTGGAGATATTTTTACTTCGGTTATCGGCTCTATGAATACCGCTTTAGATAACTTTGTAACTACTGGCAAAATGAATTTCACTAGCTTTGCTAATAGCGTGATTCAAGATATAGAAAAGATTATTTTGAAAGCAATGGTTGCCAAAACTATGACCGCCGCTTTTGGTGGAACAGCATTTGGTGGTTTGTTGGGTTTTGCTGATGGCGGCTCTCCGCCAGTAGGTGTGCCTTCAATAGTTGGTGAACAAGGTCCTGAGTTATTTATTCCAAATCGTTCTGGAACAATTATTCCAAATAATCAATTAACTTCAGCTTTAAGTGCTAATAGCGGTGGTGGGATTACTTATAATGGTCCATATATTGGTCAAATGTCCGCTATTGATACACAGTCAGCCGTTCAATTTTTAGCTAGAAATAAAA